ATTATATTACCCATTTTAAAGAACTATTTGCATTGGATGGTAAACATGCAAATCTTACGGTCAATGATGTGCAGCGTCGTAATCGTATTGCTCGCTTACTTTCTGATTGGGGTCTTATTACGGTAGTTGATCCAGAATCAATTGCTGATATTGCACCTCTTAATCAAATTAAAGTTCTTTCCTATAAAGATAAAGGTGATTGGATCCTTGAACAAAAATATAATATTGGATCTAAGAAAGGTAAAGTTCAAGATGAGTGATAAATAAACATGTAGCGACTTTTCGTGCGGTCTCTACGAGTTCGGAACATACCCAAAATCGGTACGGTTTTACACCGTGCCGATTTTTTTGCTTTTTGATATATAATATTAAGGACGCCTTCGGGGTCCACACAACACAAACTCGCTTTAAAAAGGAGCTACCATAATGACGAACCTTGCAACTTCTAGGTTTACATCTGCGGATATTCCTGCCTTAATGGAAAAGATCGGCCGTAATAGTATTGGAATGGACGAATATTTTGACCGCCTATTCAATCTTCACGAAACTACTTCTAATTATCCACCATATAATCTAGTTCAAGTTAGTAATGTAGAATCAAGACTTGAACTAGCACTTGCTGGATTTAAAAAGAAAGAAGTTTACGTTTATACGCAAGATGGAAAACTTTTCGTTGAGGGACAAAAAGAGGATAAAGAATCCGATACCAACTACGTCCATAAGGGATTGGCTCAACGATCTTTCAAGAGAGCGTGGACAATGGCAGATGATACAGAAGTCACAGATGTATCCTTTGAAGACGGTCTCCTCTCTATCAACCTAAGAAAGATTGTTCCAGACCATCACAAAAGAAAAGATTATCTCTAAATAAAATAAAAAACAATGAAAACTTTCCGCCAGTTCATCACTGAGATTAAAACTATAGGATTTAAAATGGCAAAACCTCATAAAATTTATAATAAAGGTAGAGTGACGAATATTGGTGCTGGGAGAGCAGTTCCTAAAAGATCTGCTTCAAGTGCTGGAGGTGATGCTGGTGGTGGAGATGGTGGAGATGGTGGTGAATAAATAAGTTGGGCTACCCAAATATCGTCGGCGCTATTAAAGGGAGTTCTGGCAAAAACCAGATTGACTCCCTTTTTTGTTTGTGCTATTATTTTTATTAAAAAGGAGAACTATTATGGAAGACAAGCAAGAACTTCTTCGTAAAGATTTAGAGAAGCAGAGAGATACTTTAATTTCTGAAATTAATAATTTGGAAGTACAGTTGAAAAATAAAAGAGATTATCTAATGAAATTGATTGGTGGTTTAGAAGCAATAGAAATTTTATACGGACCTTCCCAATCAGAACCAGAACAAGTAGTTGAAGAAAACACTGATAGTGAATAATTATGTCTATTAAAATTGCCGTTATTAAAACTGGGCAACAGATTATAAGTAAAGTTGAGGAAATGGTTTACGAAGAAAAAATGGTTGGATATTTCTTTGTAAAACCTTGTACCATACATACTACCGATCCTTCTTTAAATAAAGAAACTGGTCTTACATCTTTTGATATAAAATTAAAACCATGGATACCGTTGGGTAAAGGTGAAAGATTTCCAGTTCCCTTGGAATGGGTTGTGACACTTGTAGATCCAGTTGAAGATTTGAATACAATGTATCTTCAAGATATTTTAAAAGTTACTGAAGATGCTCCAGAGCATAATGTTATTTTAACTGATGGGTGTGAGGAATGTTAAATGATTAAACTTCTACTTTTACTTAATGGTAGTGTCTTGATAACTTCTATTGAAGAAGTTGGATCTGAATTAGGTGAACCTGATTGTAAATTAGTAAATCCATTTTTTGTTAAAAAACCATCAATCGAGGGTATGGCTTTAACTTTAGAACCTTGGTTATCTGAATATACTAAACAAACAGAGTTCATGATCCATTCAGATAAAATCTTGACTATTACGGAACCTTCTGCTAGACTACTTGAACTATATCAAGACTTGACTAAGTAATGAGGTTTTACACCAACGTTCAAATGGTCGGGGATCAATTTCTCGTTCGTGGATATGAAAATGGAGAACATTTCATGATCCGAGAGAAATTTTCTCCGACTCTTTTTGTGCCTTCAAATAAAAAAACGAAATATAAAACTCTGACTGGAGATTATGTTGAATCTATTCAACCAGGAACAGTGCGTGATTGTAGGGAATTTATTAAAAAATACACTGATGTAGAAGGATTTAAAATATTTGGTAATGAAAAATATATCTATCAGTATATTGCAGAAAAGTATTCTGAAGATGAAATTAAATTTGATATTAGTAAAATTAAATTGGCAACGATAGACATTGAAGTTGCATCTGAAAATGGATTTCCAGATGTTGAGAGTGCATCTGAAGAAGTTTTACTTATAACCATTCAAGATTATTCTACTAAAGAAATTGTAACTTGGGGTCAAGGACCATTCAAACTAACTAAAGGTAATGTATATTACAAGCAATTTAATAATGAATATGATTTATTAAATGATTTCATTCATTGGTGGATGAATAATACTCCAGAGGTTGTAACTGGGTGGAATAGTAAATTGTATGATATTCCATATCTCGTTCGTCGTATTGATCGTGTTCTAGGTGAAAAACTGATGAAAAGGTTATCTCCTTGGGGACTGGTAACTGAAGATGAAGTTTATATTTCTGGTCGTAAAAATATTTCGTATGATATTGGTGGAATTTCTCAGTTAGATTATTTGGATCTTTATAAGAAATTTACTTATAAGGCACAGGAATCTTATCGTCTAGATTATATTGCTGAGGTAGAACTTGGGCAGAAAAAACTAGATCACTCTGAGTTTGATACTTTTAAAGACTTTTATACAAAAGGTTGGCAAAAGTTTGTAGAGTACAACATCATTGACGTAGAACTTGTTGACCGAATGGAAGACAAGATGAAATTAATTGAACTTGCTCTTACAATGGCATATGATGCTAAAGTAAACTATGAAGATGTATTCTCCCAAGTTCGTATGTGGGATACTATTATTTACAACTATCTTAAAAAGAGAGATATTGTAATTCCTCCAAATGAACGATCTGACAAAGAATCTAAGTATGCTGGTGCATATGTAAAAGAACCTATTCCTGGTGCATACGATTGGGTAGTGAGTTTTGACCTTAATTCTCTATATCCACATTTGATTATGCAGTACAATATTTCACCAGAAACTTTACTTGAACAGCGTCATCCTAGTGTCAATGTTGATAAAATTCTTAATCAAGAATTGACATTTGAGATGTATAAAGACCATGCTGTATGTGCTAATGGTGCGATGTATCGTAAAGATGTTCGTGGATTTCTTCCTGAGTTAATGGAGAAGATCTATAATGAGCGTGTGATCTTTAAGAAAAAGATGCTTGCTGCTGAACAGGAATATGAAAAGAAGAAAACAAAGGAGTTGGAAAAAGAAATTGCAAGATGCAACAACATTCAAATGGCGCGGAAGATTCAACTTAATTCTGCTTATGGTGCTATCGGCAATCAGTATTTCCGTTATTTCAAACTAGCAAATGCTGAGGCAATTACTCTTTCTGGGCAAGTGTCTATCCAATGGATTATGAATTCTATGAATAGATATTTAAATAAAATTTTGAAAACAGATGATGTTGATTATGTTATTGCTTCTGATACTGATTCTCTTTACGTTAATATGGGTCCTTTGGTTGAAACTGTATTCAAGGGAAGAGAGAAAACTACTGAAAGCATTGTTTCGTTCCTTGATAAGGTCTGTCAAATGGAACTTGAAAAGTATATTGAAAGTTCTTACAAAAAATTGGCGGAATATGTGAATGCATACGATCAAAAGATGTACATGAAAAGAGAATGTATTGCTGAACGTGGTATTTGGACTGCAAAGAAGCGTTACATTTTGAATGTGTGGGATAGTGAAGGTGTAAGATATGAAGAACCAAAACTAAAAATAAAAGGAATTGAAGCAATTAAATCATCTACACCTGCACCATGCAGAAAGATGTTTAAAGATGGATTTAAAATTATGATGAGTGGTAGCGAGGATGACGTGATTAATTTTATTGATAAATGTAGAACGCAGTTTAAAACTCTTCCACCAGAACAAATTGCTTTTCCTAGAAGTGCTTCTGACGTAAGAAAGTATCAATCTTCATCTAACATTTATATTAAAGGAACACCTGTTCATATTCGTGGAGCATTGCTGTTCAATCACTATATCAAAGAAAAAAAATTAACTAATAAGTACTCACTTATTAATAATGGAGAAAAAGTAAAGTTTATTTATTTGAAAAAACCTAATATTATTAGAGAGAACATCATTTCTTTTATCCAAGAATTTCCCAAAGAACTTGGTCTTGACAAGTACATTGATTATGACTTACAATTTGAGAAAGCTTTCTTAGAACCATTCAAAGCAATTTTAGATGCTATTGGGTGGAAAGTTGAAAAAACTGTAAACCTTGAATCGTTTTTTTCCTAATGGATCTGCCTATTACTGATGAAGAATTGAATACTATTATTAGTGCTTTAACTTTGGGTGGAAACACCGCACTTTATCAAAAATTAAAATTAGTTAAACATCTTAGAGATCAAGGTTTGCCTTATAAAAAAATACTTCGTGAAGAATACGGGATGGTAGTATAATGGATTTTCTTAAAGATATTGTAAAAGAAATTGGTGGTGAGTACACACAACTTGCCTCAGACATTGATGAAACTGAAAAGTATGTTGACACAGGTTCGTACATTTTTAATGCACTGGTTTCAGGTAGCATATTTGGTGGTGTATCTGGCAATAAGATTACTGCTATTGCTGGAGAGTCTTCTACTGGAAAGACTTTCTTCAGCCTCGGCGTTGTTAAGAATTTTCTTGATACCCATCCCGATGGGTATTGTCTCTATTTTGATACTGAAGCGGCTATCACAAAATCTCTTCTAGAAAGTCGTGGATTAGATACTACTCGAATTGTCGTGGTCAATGTTGTCACCGTAGAAGAGTTTCGTGGAAAGGCACTCAAGGCAGTTGACCTTTATATGAAAAAACCTGAGGAGAAGCGAAATCCTTGTATGTTTGTGCTAGACTCTTTGGGTATGCTTTCAACTAGCAAGGAGATTAATGATGCCCTAAATGATAAAGAA